TCATCTTTTATATATTTATCATTGTTTGAGCCGTCATTGATAAACCCAAAAGGTAACATATCGTCTTGTATTTCTTGTAATCTTTCCTTATATAACATATTTTTCATATCAATATTTGTTAAATTCTGAAACACATCAGTAGTTGTAAACCAACCAAACATAACAAGATTCATCATCAAGTCATCGTGATTCGGTGCTTGTGCTTCGTATGAATTACCACGAGACACAAATGTACTCATTTCTACAATACTATTTGAATCTCTTATTAGCAATTTTTTCTGTTCTATTAAGTCCTTTATACTTGAACAGCCTATTCGCTTGACCCTACGCGTCATGGTAGCACCTATAGCATTCGCTTTTATACTTGATTCTACAAACATATTTTCATATTCCAAATCATAATATAAACCATTACACACAACCGCACCTTGATCATTACTTTCTATTACCACATAGGCATCATTGTACATTTTAGCATACTTGTATATAATATCTGGAAATAACATAGGCGATAAATTATTATCCCTAAATACACAAACCTGTTCAAATGGTTGTGTAGATACATCTATGATAGTAAATGTACTATAATCTTGGTTTCTACCCTTTGAAACATCAACGGTCATTATATACTCATGACCTTCTTCAGCAGTGGCATACATAAAAGTATTTTCACTATACTGAATAGGGTCAGAAGCAATTTGAGCTAGAAGATGGTCTGCTGAGATAAGTGTATTACCTCTACCATGAAAGGTATTTCCAAATTCTTGATCAAACTGTAATTCAGATGTATTTCCTATTGTTTCCTTTTTCCATTTTTCATCACGCCCCGGCACATCCCACCAATCAACGCGAAAAGGTTTAAATTCGTTTGTACCTTGACAAGCACCTTCCCATAATTTATGATATACATTACCTATACCATTGGCTGTAGATGTAATAATAATTTTGGTATCTTTACCAGCTGTTACCACAGGATATGTAGATGTATAAAACTGTGCATCATTTTCAATAAATGCAAACTCATCTAAAAATAGCAAGTTAATAGATAAACCACGAATAGAACTACCAGAAGTAGCCGCTGCAATAATTTTTGAATTATTACTAAATTCAATCGAACCTTTATTTAATGCCTTACACCCAGGCTGTAAAAAGAATGGTAAATTTTCTAGCATAAGAGTAACACGAGCCAACATTTCTCTTGCTGTGGCACCTTTATTGGCTAGAATTGCAATTGTTTTTTCTGGATGGAAACATGCATACCAAAGAAGATATGCAACAGATGATATGGATTTACCTGACTGTCTACATGCTAGAACGATATTAAATCTGTTAGAATTAAAATGATTAAACATCTTTTCTTGATAAGGGTATAAGTCAAATGGCACTAACCCTTGATCAAGAGAGATAACTTTTAAATAGGTACGAGCAAAGTATGCAGGGTCTTGCATACATTTCATATATTCTTGGATTTCTTGTTTGGTAAATTCTGTTTCAACACCATCGCGTTTTACAGAGGGATTACCTAAATATCCAAACTCGTTATTCTTGATCCTCTGCATCAATTATCCTATCTTTGTCTAGTAACATTCTTTGTAAGTCTGTAGTTGATCCAACAAAAACATTATTATTAGTAATTCTTTTTGTTTCGTCTTCCTTATCTTGTTTTAAATCCTTTTTAGTCTTTTGAAGCGACATTAACTTTTCTGTTGTGTCACCTATATCTCTTATCGACTTGGACAAAACCTCAAATGCTCTAGGATGCTCACTTTCTCTGGCCAACTCAGCCAAAACATCTAAAGATCGGACACCTGTCTGAATCAAATCGCGATAAGTAGACCTAGAAAACTCATAATCATCTTTGATATCTTTTTCATCTATCATTATCTGACTCAAGTCGGTTTTCTTTGCCGGTAAGTTCTTTTCCAAAGAGGCTTTTAGTTTATCTACCTTTTCCATAACATGCTCTAATCGTTACTACCAACTATTGTAGTTGTAACAGTATAATTATCTTCTGTATCAGTTGACCCTATCGTGATATTAACTTCTTCGAATATGTTCACATCATTATTCGATCCGTATTTTTCAAAATCAAGGTTAATTTCTCGTATAATTCCTTGATCAGCAGTCGGTCCATAAAATTTCATTTTCATAGTAAAGTCCAACTGATATATTAAAACTCTTCTTGTTAAAAAGTCTGCTTCATAATCATCTTGTATATTTACACCTGTTAATACAATTGGTACATCTTGTTTAAAATCAAACCCATCAACGGGTTTAATTGACACAGTATATTCTGGTTGAAAATATGGAAGTATTTGTTCCATTATTTGTAAACCATCATCTTGATTTTTTGCCATAATATAAAGTGACATACCTATATCGTATGAGGTATAATGTTTGATCGATTTCTTTTTAGTAGCATCACTGCCGTGTTGTTCGACTATTTTATTAAGCTTCTGTCCTCTCTGTGCAACATCTTGTGTGAGAGAAGTAATTTCAAATGCCATTCTAGGCAATTTAATAGCCATAGGAGCATCAAAACCTGTTTCTTGATCTAATCTAGCAAGAAATTTTTGTTTCGGCCCATAGGCAAGGGGAACTTTTTGTTGTGATAAAATACCACCACTACCATCTTTACGTACGATATTAATATCATTAAATAATGTACCAAAGACCGCTACGGACTTTCTCATTGTTGCGTGATAAAAGTGACTACCAAACATTATGAAGGATCTCCAAACGGATTAGCTTCTGTGAAGTCTATAAAATTATCACCTATCTGTTCAAATGTAACATTCTGAGCAGCACCATCATTCGCAAAAGTATTATCTGTATTATAATCATCTAGTTCGTATATATTTGTTATATAACAAGTATTGCCTGATGTACCACCGACAAGACCTTTAGTTTCCGAAACTTGAAATTCTCTGTATGTATCTGAACCACTTACACCTACATTTGAAACGGAGATTGTGGCGGCAACATCAGAAGTTTTTGTAATGGTTTGAACTTCACCAAATATACTTATTGCAGCAGTATCTCCAACTGCAGCAACTATTTCTTGTGTAACAATTTCACCTTGCTCAAAGTGATTACCACCGGTAAGTGAAACATCTAAACCAATCTGATAAGCCTGAACACCGGTTTTATCATCAATCTCTGCAATACCTGTTTCAAATTCCTCATCACTATATTCAAAGAGTGAACAAGATAATCTGTATACAGGAAGGTTTGATAATTGATAAAAAGGTTTATCATCTTCGACATAAGAAATTTCAAAGAAGCTATTAGTCATTGGAAGGAATAATAAATCCCCTTCTCTTGGTTTATCTAAAGCTTCATTTAATCCAACATATTGATTCCAAATTTTTCTGGAAATTACAAATGCGGCTTCATCACGAATTTCTAAACCAAACTTAGAATATAAATCTCCAGCGCCTTCGAATCCTTCCACATTTTCAATATATGCTTCCATTAAATACGCATCATCAAATTTAGATGATGGATCTTCGTTTAAAATGGTATCTCTATTTACTAGAGTTCGTGGAATATAATAGACATCTTGCCCATATATTTTAAGGGATTCTATTATCAGGTCTTCGTAAAGGTTTTGTTCACTTCTTACGGCCTGAGAAAAATAAACATTTCTAGGCATTTGTTACCCCGTCATAAAGTCGACTGGCTGTTCCCAGTTTAATCGAGCTTCTTCTTCTAGTTTTTCTAATTCAGCATTTGCATCATCAAATAATTGACGCCCGTTAAATGTTACTCCTCCTGGCATTTGCATACCTTCAAATTTTAGTAAGTTCATGCCCCATTGTCTTTTAATAAGTGTGGTAGCATATTTCTTTAAAAAATAATCATTATATACATCAGTGTATGTATCTGGGTCAATAATTCTATAACATTCAATTATAATATATTCTCCAACAATGACTTCGTTTGCCCAGTCCATGTGGATTCTTAATTGATTTTTATGTCTTTCAAAACTGAGGTGTTTATCATCTGAATCAATTACCAAGTCAAGTAATGATAACCACTGTTGAGCCATTACATATTCTGTAAGTGATCCTAAGAAACCTAAAGAGAAAATATCATTTAAATGCATTTGATATTTTACATCAAACATATCTGCTGAAGAATATGTTTCTCGTATAGGAAAAACTTTAATTACATCTGTAACTAAATCATTAACGGGTATATAACCATTATCAACATCGTCCTGTGTAATCTGGTGTTTTAAATAAACCTTTTCTATTGCGTCAGAGTGATAGGTTTGATAAAACTGTAATGCTTCATCAATTCTATCATCAACTTGGTCGTCATCTACATTAATTTCAATTACAGGTGCACCAAGGCTTCTAAAGCAATAGTCGATTAATGTTGTTCTACTGTTTGGTTTTGCCATATTTAAATCCTAAGTATATACCTATTTATAACAAAAATTTTATTAAACTGCATTAAAATCTTCCCAAAAAGCTTGTCCTTCTGCAGAAGCTTTCCAGGTATCTGCCCATAACGCATTCGCTGCTTGAAAAGTCATTTCATTATCATGGTCATGCGGTTCTTCATGTGTACATGTTGTTCTTTGATCAACAGGTATTTCATAAGTGGCAGTAGCTGTTTTAATTAGATTTTCTTCCAACCAAGTTGGTACTAAAATGTCTTCCGTATTTCCATCAGCATCTACCGTAAATGTTCTATACTGATAATTAATATTATCATATTTTTTAAAAGTCCATGTAACAGAAGTAGTATATCCGTCGGCATCTCTTTCAA